CTATACTTCTCGTAGCGGTTTTGCATAAATCCACATTTTTCTGCGGCCGACTTTAGCATACACAGAATCAGTTTCTGGGTCATTATCTAGGACAGTAAATGTACCTTTGATTTTAACATACTCACCAGGCTGTAGTGCCTGATCACCGGATTTTTTACCGCCTTTCGTTACCTCTTCGCACACTGCTGCATCGAGCCAATGGTACTCAGCCACTGGTGTGCCGGTCAAAGCATAGCAGATCACTGCATCACGGGATGCTGATACCTTGGATACCTGGTAGACATCCGGGAAGATAAATTTATCTCCTTTATTCAGTACCTGGTCTGGTTTCGGCTTGTTGGAAGCGTTGTTCTGTTGTAGATACCCTTTTACCTTGCTGACGAATTTCGCCCAGCTGTACGGCTTTTTGGCACGAATCTGGCTAGGACAGTTTTTACCGCTCCAGTCGTGATGCTGGTACAGGCTCTGATGATCAAGCCCCTGTGCTTTTAACAACTTTGCGGCCAGCCAAGCAGCGTTATCGGTGGCTAGCTCCAGATTGCTATCCGGATTGACACAGATCTCAATTGCAATGGTGGTCATGTTACCATTTCCATATCCATCACCGGCGTGCCATGCTACTTCATTATCTGGAATAGACTGCGTGATCATTTTATCATCTACAGCATAATGCCAGGAAGCCTGCAGCATGGATCCGCTGTTCTGCAGATACGTTCCGTGGTTCTTAGCTCCAGCTCCTGCCTTAAAATTATCTGTATTGTGGATCGTAACACCACCGTTCTTCGTTCTCTTGATACCGCTTCTTGCCCCGCTATAGATTACTGGTGCTAACATTTTTGTAATCTTCATTTTTTCATCCTCCTATTTTTTTATTTTGATAATACCTTCATAAATGGCGCTCGCTCCAATAAAGCTAAACAATGCCACCCATAATGCGCAGTAGATTGATAACGAAAAGAAAAACATACTGAAACATATGCCGATTGCGAATGATAAAACAAAATTCACCACCCATGTCTTAAGCCCTTTTTTAACAAAGGGAAGCTCTTTGATTTTTTGCACCAGCAGTGTCTGTATGACACTATAAATGATAGCAATGAAAATCAGATTAAGTAATAACTGTGGAATCTTCATTTTTTTCTCCTTTCCTTGCCACAAAATAAAAAGAGGTTGCCCTCTTATTCGGTAAGCTCAGCGTAACCCAGATCTGTAAGAATAGATCTTACTTCATCCTTCAAGCTTACCGGAACTTTACGAAACTCCAGCTTGCCATCCAAAACTCTGTATGCTAAAAATTCAGCCATTTTCATTCACCTCCTCCCACTCCTAACTGCATCAAGATTAGTTCCTGAACTGCATCTTCCATCACAGAAATACGTTCTTCTGTATTTGGTTTTTTTGTATCATCGGGAAATAGAATATCCTTTTCTGCTTCTGTAAGCTCAGTAACATTTCCATCCCGCAGTTTATAATTGTATCTTCCTCGTTCATCAATCAGTCCACTTTCAAGATAGTTTCCTTGTGCATGTGCGTACTTATCACCATTACCTTCATCAATCAATGTATATCCATCTACATCAGAAAGAAATACATCACTGTTAATCTCTGTGATTACAGTGTTAGTATCTGTCTTAACATATACTTTTATCATGTTGATACCTCCTTAATAGATTTCTGCGTCAGCCCAATATTTGCGGCCGTACACTCTTATCATCCCCGATACAGAAGCAGTGAAACTGAAAAGTATACGATCTATATAACTTGTATATGTGATCCTCTCACTCGTTATATTTGTTGTTAATGACCCCTCTGCGCTTAATGTCAATGTTGGAGCTATTCGCATGTCAACTGGTATTGACATCATATTGCTAAACGAATTTGATGCAGCATTCATTGTGAAATCAACATATATATATCTTCCAAATCTTTTACATATCATTCGTTCTTCTGCATAAGTTCTTGGCACATCTGGTGTTGCAATCTCCCCAAGCTCTAATTTTGCATAATCTATATATACATCAGATGATATACCTGCTGAGGCGATTATTATTTGTAAAGATTTAACATCATCAAAATCTACATCACCCGCTATATCGAAAGTCATACTCATGATCTTGTATTTATTCGCTGAAATCATGTGTGCTTGTCGTGCTAATAATACAGACGGTTTATCACTTGAATTATACAAAACTGTTGCTGATGTTGTTATTTCCTGCGCATTTCCTGATATCATTTTCACACTTAATGTCAATTTTTTTCCTAAAATTTTCCGAATAATAGAATTATTCAATTCTTTGTGCTGATATACCAGAAATCTACTTCCCCCTGTGGCTGATACGATTTTCAGCCTTCTGCTACTATTTACTACAGTGTATGGCACATATCCTTCCTCCGGATTCATATAAGCGACCCATCTATCTGCTGTATACTTCCTACGCTCTGTGATATCGAAACTATTTCCACGTTGCCATACCTGAAAATCACCATTATCTAATAGATTGGGATTACTGAACGGTGGATCTCCTGTAATCTCTCCATATTCATATATGGGTTTAACAACTGCTTTAGCCCAATCATATACATCACTCGCAGGTAGGGATGTAGGAAAATCGATTATATCACTTCTACTATGATTATGAAGTTTTGGTGTCCTCTCATCACTTAGGCGGCTATCATTGCCCTGACACACAGTACCCGCAGTATTGCCAAAAGCTTTATTAAAAGCTGAATTTTTGCTGAATACTGGCTCCTTGCCATCCAGCGCCTTTTTGGTAGCATCCGATATGGGCTTATCCTTGTCTGAGGTATTATCAACATGGCTCAATCCTACCTCTGATTTTATGTAGGATGGTTTATTCGGCTGCTTAGCCCAGTCATAAACATCGCTAGCAGGAAGAGCAGTAGGGATATATACACTCTTTGCTATGCTGCCATCATATGAGCCTGTTACACCTCCGGTAAATGTTAAAGCTGCCGGATTTTTTCTCGCATCACTCAAACGATTATCATTACCCTGGCACACAGTACCCGCAGTATTGCCAAAAGCTTTATTAAATGCTGTATTTTTACTGAATACTGGTTCCTTGCCATCCAATGCCTTTTGGGTTGCATCCGATATGGGTTTATCCTTGTCTGCTGTATTGTCAACATTATCCAACCCGAGTTGCTCAACCGTAACGTTATGCGGATTAGTTTGATCATTAACGTGTTGCACAAGATCTCTTTGCAAAGCGTAAACACTGCCGTTGATCTGTATGTTGATCGTAATGTCATCAGTGATAGATAACGCAAATCTTAAACGCTTTTCATAGGCTATACCGCTATCTACTGGGCTGATATATTCAGCATCATTCCCAGCATTATCATATGCATACAATACCTCTTTACCACTCGCATCTGTTGCTATTATCCCTATCTCACGTAAATAATAACCAGAGTGATCATTGCTTGTAATATCAGCCTCAATCAGCAGCTGATTGTCTTTATGCTGTATCTCTGGTACGACATCATATAGAGGATTTACCATGCTATGGATATCGTGGTGATCTGCACTGTATTTGCCATCCCCGATACGTATACATTTCACCGCAAACTGCTTGCTGATCTGTGTCTGCGTCAGCAGAGATTGTCCGTCATATGTTATTACCATGCCTCTAAATGCCATTTAAACCACCTCCTTAAAATCTAATATTGACGAATGCAATACTGCATATTTCGCGTTTATGCTTGATTGCTCATACCTGACTAGTGTCAGATCATATGCGATATGTGCTGGCTTGATCATATCCAGATAGCTTCTTATTGCTGCCACAAAGGCATCAGATAAATTACTCTGCACTATATTGACCAAAAACAGATACTGTTCCGGATGTTCTTCTATTTCCACGGGCAACCCAGTCATTGCAGTTAGCTCGTTATATATACTCTGTTTTGTTGCTGTATAGCGTGCATTGAGCTTTGCAATCAAGTTTTTCCTTCTTTCGTCTTGGGTTAGACCTTCGCTTTTTAAGTCAAACATTTTTTCATACCTTGACAGCAATTCATTGGTTGTGTTTAAAGATAGCTCTCTGATATATTCTTCCAAAGCATTATGCAGTCTATCAAGCTCCTTCGATTCTGCCTGTAATAACTCATTCATCTGCTGCATATTCTGGAGCCATAGCGGGAGATATTTTGTTTCAAACCGCATGAAAGCTCACCTCAGCTATCTCAAAATACTCATCACTATCTGCTGTTATGGAAGAAGTACCATCGTTGAGAGTATATGAATCAACATCTAGGACACCAGGTATATCATACAGTAGATCACTGACTTTAAAATATGCCAATGATCTACTGGATCCGAATTGCTTTGTAGCAAGATACTGCTGAAATGCAGACTTAAACTGATCAGTAACATTATTTATTTCAAATCCGCTAGATAAGTGTATATTACCACTTATGCTTAGAGCCTTAGCCTTAGCAGCTACGACACTGACAGCTGCCGCAATAGGCTTCATTTCAGCGATATGTGCTATAGCGTTCTGTATAATGATTTCATCCGGCGCTCTTCCTTCTAGAGAAAGCAAAACGACCTTTACAGTGCCATTACCATTTGCACATGGGATACACACCGCATTTCCTATACCCGGCACCTCTTTCGCCCATTTCACATAGTCGTTCACATTTCCGGATGTAGATGGATTTCTGATCCTGTCAAAAATGCGACTGCGAAAAGCTTCATCCGTCTCAGTGTCTACACCTCCAGCAAAGGGCTTTATATTAGTTACCTTGACACCATCAAGGTCAACAGTACTTATATCTCCAGCAGTTACATTTCCGACTGTTCCCGGAGTATTACAAATTGCTTTTACTTCAGCTGTTGAGGTATCGTTTATTACTACCTTTTCAAGTGTCGCAAAGGTAAATAACTCAGATTTTATAATTGTTCCAATAGGGATAACCGTTCCTGGATTCCCTGTAAATAAGACTGTTCCCTGAGCTTGTGTAGCTGGTAGTCTTGCTTCGCCAAAATCAAGAGCTGCTCTGTCCAGAAATTCATCATATGCTGTATCTAGCAAAACCTTATCCGGAATAGTGGCAACTTCCATTGCATACATCATGGCGATTTCTTGTGAAACTGCTTGTACATTATCCATTGAAAATGAACCCTCCAGTTTACTGGTAGGATTCATCAAGCTTTCCATAATTCGAGTTTTTATATCTTCATATTCAAAACTTTCCAATTCAACTAGCCCCTTCCATAATCTGTTCAATTTCCAAATCGTCATAGATGCTGGATACAGTAAACTTCACCTTTATTCCTGCCGACAGCTTTTCAAAATTGAAGTCCTTAATGGCGGTTATATAAGGTGAGTATATCAACACCTCCATGATCATTCGCTGAATCTCTAAGGTTATGATGTCATACGATAGACCGATACCAGCCAGATCATCAAGCTCTGATCCATAATCATCCGTGTATGTTACATAGCGATACCGCGCAGTCATTAATGCTTTATATATCCAGATCTTTAATGCTTCATTTTCCTCAACAATGATTGCATTTCCTTCAGTATCTGTCTTCAGACAATTGTTCTCAAAATCATATGCATACTCTCTAAACACTGGAAGTTCTTCCTCCATGTCTTCCTGATCGTTAACCTCAGTAAAAAACGGGAAGATACTCATACTGCCACCACCTTTTGCAAAATATAAAAGCTAATGTTATCCAGCAATACGATGACATGATCACCATACTTAAGCTTAAGGTCTGGATTGCTGTAAATATGCTGATCGACCGTGAGGTCATACAGCTGGAGTGTGACCGGATCTGTACTTGTCACTGTAGCTAGTAGAATCTGCTGATCTGTGCTGCTCTTGTTTTTCAGCAGAGCCGCCATTCTGTAAGCCCATGTATTCATGTTTATCCTCCTGCCTCGATTTCTCTTGTATCCATCAAATTTTTAAAAGCGAGCGTAAGTGTCATTGTGTGTTTACCGTTTGAAAAAGAATGTGAATCGCTCTCTATGTAGAACTTGCCATATAGCCCTGTGGATTTCTCTTGTATGATGATGCTATACCCAGCAATCGCTCTACAATCTCCTGTAACAGTAACGTTTCCGGATTCTTCGATACCCTGCATCAATGCCTTTGCTTCCGCTTCTGATGATTTTCCATCCTCTTCTTTATATACTTTTTGTACCGTACCGTATTTATTACGGGATGTTCGATCTTCGATAATACGTTTTTTGTTACCGTCTTTATCTGTGATCAGCACTTGATTGACTACATTTTCAGCGCTTACTCTGTAGGTCGCATCCTGTAGATTGTAACTACCATCTACCACCACACCACAAAGCTCCCCCTTTTTAATGACTGCCAACTTGTTAATGGATTGAGCCATCGGCATATAAACCTCTTTTGTTTTTTTGGCAGCAGCTGTATATGCCATCATGATGGCATCATAACCTGTCTTGGCTATACACGGAAAATACACCTTTGTATTGGTTGCTGCAATGCTCCCCGGTGTGATACCTAGATCATTACAGATCGTCCGTGTGATCTGCTCAGCTGTACCATTAAATATCCTACTGATCTCACTCTTGTTGACATAAAACATCAGATCATAAGCTGTTACAGATATCATACCGGATGCAGCTGCTCGCTCTACCGTCCAAACAACACCACCAAACAGATTTTTATTTTTATCGTCCTGGAGTATAACTTCATTGCCCGGCTCCAGTATTATTTTAGTCAGTTTATCATCATGAGGATTTTGATAATACGTGAATTGTAATGACCTAGCGACAGCTTTTGTGTCACCTGACCACGAAAGATCCTGCACCAGATTGATGATGTTTTTATCCTTAGCAAGCAATCTCATTTCGGAATCACCAACTTTGTACCGGCCCAGATCCAATGACCTTTATCGGATGATGCAAAGCCGTGTTTCTTTGCCGCCTTTTCGATAGCATCCTTGTTCGCATTATATATTTTAGGATACTTAGATCCATTACCATAATACTTTACTGCGATCGACCAGAGGGTATCACCGCCCTTGATCGTATGTGTAACCTTCTTTTGCTGCTTAACTTTTTGCTTCGGACTTTTTGCGGCTGGTCTTGCTGCGGTTATCGTCTTTTTTACAGACGTTTTGATTTTAACAGTAGGCACGTTAAGAGACTTATACTCAGTCAGATCAATCGTATAATAGATATCCTTATCACCCTCATATCTTATAGTATGGATCTTGTCGATTGTCATTGCGATATTGATACCTGTATCACTGACTATAAGTCTAACGGGCTGACTACTGTCCTTCCATTTTTCCAACAGTTTCAGATATTCTTGTGGAGATCTATCTGCTCGTTTATAAAATGGCGAGGAGGAAGAAGGGAAGAAGCTGGAGAGTGAGCCTGTGATCAGACCCACACCTCCCAGCTGATTTGCTTCTCCAACATTCAGCAGAGTGATTTTCTGATTAAGTTGCGGATCATCAAGCTCAAACTGTGACGGATTCACAGGTAACTTTATTTGCTCCTTGCTGTTTGCCGTAGATATCAGCTGATATACTCTCATACTTCTTCCTCCTCTTTTTTTATACATTTTCCATTGCTTCCAGGATTTTCTTTACTACTTTATCACCGATTTCATCAATGTCTCCTTCCTCTTTGACAATGATTTTATCAGCAAGTTTCTCAATTTTAATTGTGATTGTTTTACCACTTCCTGTACCTGTTGGTCTATCTTTACCAGCTGGTGGATTGCCAGATACAACAGGCATCGGCTCACTGCGACTTAACTTGCTGACTAGTAGGTTTATGCCTTGCAGCATAGACTTTAGATATGGTACAGATGCATCTGTCTGTAAGATCTGCGTCACTCCGCTAGCGCCCTGAACGTTTCTGGTGATCCTGTTTATGACTGGATCCATCCATCCTGTGTTATGCTCTAGCGGCACGACTGCCTCACGACCTGCCTCACCAAAGATTGCTGGCGTTGCCTTATCAACTACACCACCCTTAGCAAGTGGTTGTATATGCTCCAGATCTAACCCAAAATGGGAGCCTCCAGCAAATGGCACCCAGTCTGGAATGTCAACCTGAATGGAATTGATACCGTCTATAGCCCAGTTTAAAATACCTATAACAGCATTTATCGGTGCTTTGCATATCTCTCCGATACCGCCGAATATCGTACCAAAAGCATCCACGACACCTTGCCAGTTTCCAGACCATATAGCACTGATCAGATCCAAACCTCCCTGTATGATACCCGTGATACCATCAATCACATTGGTGATGATTGCACCAACAGTCTCAAAGGCTGTCTGCACAAAGGGTGCCAGCGTCATAATAACGTTTTTTATCCCCTCGATCGCAATGCTGAGTGCTGGCAATACAGCAGTCACGATATTACCGATCTGTGTCACGATGGTCGAAAAGATAGGTGCCAGAACTGGCATGACCTGCGCAATGGCCGCCACGATCTGCTGAATCACCGGAGTGGCTGCTATTGCAACGTTTTGGATCGTTGTGATCACCGTTTGAGCAAATGACATGATAGAGGGCATCATTGCTTTGATACCATCACCAAGAGCTGCAAAGATAGGAGACAGAGATTTAAACGTGGCAATGATTGTCGGCATTGCAGCAGATACTGTCTTAATGCCCTTACTCAAGCTGCTACCAAATGCAGAGCCTAATTTGTCAATGTATGGCATCGCCTTGTCAATCAATCCGATCATATCTGTAAGTACAGGCTTTAATTGATCAACGATCTTAAGCCCAAAGTCTGCAACACTGGATTTTAACTTACCGGTGATCGTAGATACCAGACCGCCTCCGGATGTCGCAAGTTTTGCCGATGCACCGCCGAAAAAGTTTTCCAGATCCTTGGATACACCCTTGAAACCTTTTTTCTCAAATTCGTCAGCTGACACTTTAAATCCAAAGCTCTTCAAGCGCTCCATTTCACCCATTTTTGCATCACCTAATGCCTCAATGGCATCCTGGACACTCGCAGTACCACCAGAGGCTGCTGCCATATCCTCAGCAAGTTTCACAAGGGACATAGCTTCTTTCCGGTTTCCCTGGGTTAAGGATATTGCTCTGGATCCAGCCTGAATGACTTCGCCTGTTTCAAACGGTGTTGCATTCGCATTGTTACGGAGTTGCTGTGTAAACTCATTCGCTGCCTTATCAACAGCATTCTGATCCATTTTCTTGTTAGTAGCTCCAATAAAGTGCTTAATGGATATCTGCTGCTGCTCGAGCTGCATCCCACTTTTTACGGATGCGCCAAGCGCCGCTGTGGTTACTGTAGCAGCTATCGTCACTGGGATCACAAGCTTTTTTGCAATCGCTTTAAGCTTGGATCCTATGCTGCCAAGTATGGATGCTGTCTTATCTACAGCTGTGATTACAGGCTTTGGCACCTTGCTTTTAAGCTGAGCAAACTTACTCTTGATACCATTGATTATGCTTGTGGTCTTGTCTTTAACCATGATCACAGGCATTGCAACAAGCCGACCTATATCCTTGATCTGCTTCTTAACCTTTACGATTTTTGTCGTTGTTGCATCCTTAAGCTTGATCATAGGGCTGACGATCGTCTTTTTTAGCAGACCCAGCTTATTTTTTATCTTATCAGCTGTTTTACTAGCACTATCCAATATCTTAAAATGTACAGTTAAACCCTGTTTAAATTCACTCATTTTCCGTTTAAGTGATGATAGTTTCTTGTAGACTGCATTATCATCAATCTTCATTTTCCAGGATTTCTCATACAATTCTTTCATAGCTGTATGTGTTTTTTTTACATCCCGCCGGAAGTTTTGCTGCTCTTTAACAATGTTTTTTAAGGTAGGAGTGACTTTATCCTTAATTCCGATTTCACCCTTGACACCCTTGTTTTTCGGCATGATCAGTCACTCCCTCCCATTGCTTCCTGTATTTCTTCAGTTCTTATCATCATACTGGCTCGGTAAAATAACTGATTGATCAACGGCTCATTTAAAAAGTCATCTATCGACCAGCCCAGCTGAACGTAATAATGCAGTAGCTGCATATCTCCGTCCTGGGCTATCAGTTTTTTAAATCTTCAACCGCTTTGACTTTTGCACCTTTTTCAGCCGTGACACCAGAGAGTTTCAAAATCTCTTCAGCAATTTCATTCACCTCATGCATTTCAAAGATATCCACGGCATCAACAGGCTTATAGATATCACCACTAGCTTTCAGTTCTTTTGCCAGTTGCTGCATATTCGGCTCAAGGATGCCGATATAAGCACAGTATCTTGTTGATTCCATGGTGTCCTCAACATCCAGCACCTCAGTGATCTCATGTGTTTTTAAATCTCTTATGATAATGTCAACATCCATAGATGGCACATGAAGCTTTTTTGTCTTGCCTAGCTTTTTATCACGCAGGCGTTGTGATGCTTTTGCAGTAAATTCCTGTAACAGATTCTTTTTTTCACTTGTTGCTCCCACTTTTATGCACCTACCTTATCCAAATTGATCATATCCGATGGCGTAAAGCCTCCACTGATTTCCTGTGTTACTGGAGCACCTACCTCATAGCTAACAGCTGGTAATTCATTCAGCCAGCAGTTATCGACGCTGTACCGCTCTGTCTGTCCTCCGGTTGCATCCGGATCTTTAAGTTTTGTGATGATTTGCAGACGCTCATCCTTACCTGCGTTAATTTTCTGGCGGTAATCCTCAAAGCGTGAATACACCTTATTCAACTCCAGTGTCCATTCACCTTTCTGGCTTTTAAATTTTGAATCCATATCAATACCGATCTGAATATCTTCTCTTTCATAGCTGATCTTAAGTTCGATTTTCTTTGCTTCAGCAATGAGATCACCGCCAACCCAGACCTCAGCATACGACCCGCTGAGAACTCTGTATCCTCTAAATTTCATACCTTAGTCCCTCCTTGGTATACTAATCTCTGTGCGCATCAGTTTGATATCACCATCCACAACAACAATAGCTGTATACGGATCATAATTTTCTTTCAGATAGTCAAACAATGGTTCGCATAATTCTTTTAATTCATTTATCTGTTCAGTTTCCATGTCATCCTCCTTAGACATAATTCACCATTATGAAATCTTCCATCGCATCCACAAGTTTAATGTTTGAGCATACAAAAAGACTACTGCCTGTATTTGCTTCAGCAATCTGTACATCATTCATCGTACTTGTATCTACACTGTGATCATTGAGATATTTTTTCTGTGCCTCTATGTCGATCTGGCATAGGTTATCATATGTTTCATCCAGGATCTCACCTTCAATCGTTCGAAAGTAATTGTTAATTGCCGCAATCACTTCCTGTTTTTTGTCATAGCTGTTACGTACTCTACCGATATAGTTATTTTCCAGCGTAGTTGTTATATCATCACAAATCAGATCCTTACCCTCTATGATTTTGATTTTTTTAAATTCCTCACTTTTCCCCTCAGGGATCGTTGTAAGGCTGTTTACACCGCGCCCGATTTTGTACTTCTCACCGTCGAAGACAGCAATGAGCTGACCAGCGTCTATAGCAGCATCTGGATCCTCTGGCACATCAGCAGATATGATATCCGGCAGATCATAATAAGTCGCACTGCGTGATAATGGCACAGCTGCCATGATACCAGTGATACGTGCACAATAAGCAGCACAGCTGATCGTCTTATCCAATATGGATGTAGTAACATTGCTGATCGTACAGTTAATGATACCCTCGTGATCAGCCACTACTTCAGGCAGTACCGCTTTAAATGTCTTGCGCTTGCTGTCCCGCTGCTCTTTGATCCAGGCAACGATGGATGTTGTTTCTTCCTTTGTAATGCCTGGCACTGTAAGGTAATTCCATTTTAAATCCTTTAATGTCTTCAGCACTCCGGTATAATCGGCAGCATCTGGTGCCTGTGCTGCTACGATCACACGATATGGGCTAGCCGCAAAGATAAGTTTCATAAATTCGTAGTTAGCCTCTGACATTTTCGTGAAATCCACATCGTTTAAGGTGCTGTATGTCTTTACTGCCGGGATACCCTCTGTGTCATCCTTAATGATGCACGCTACGATACCCCTAGCAGATCTGGTAATAGCATTACTTGCCTTACCAATAAATTCAATGTTTATACTAGGTAATCCCATAGATACCTTCCTTTCTTCAATTCATATTAAAGTCATCAAGATACGGTGTTTCTTCGTCTTCATGTTCGTACGTATCTGTATATTGTAAGTTAAAACTATAGTGAAGCCTCCAGTCCGCTATGGCAGCGGTTGTATCTCCTATGCTTATAAAGCGATCATCAAAATGTAGCACAGGATAAAATGCTTTATCCAACCTCTCACCGATATCATGGTAACCCGTAAGTGTCTCATCAAAGTTATGTACCATGATACCCACTAGAAAATCATGGTTGATCAGCTTTCCTTCCTTTGTATTCGTGACCGGGGCAATAGATATATGTACATAATCACTGATATGCTGATTAGCAATAGCATCGTTAAGTGTTTTGATATCATCCGCAAATACTTTATGATCTGGTAATACCTTTTTGATTACCGGGATCAATGCATTTTTTATCTTTTCATATTCGCTCATAAAACTCCTTCCTACCTAAAAATGTTCGTCTAAAAACACGCTCAGCCAGTCTTGAAGGTACAGCGGAAGCCGTGCATCCAGGACAGCAAGCGATATCTCCATCATGTGCGCCCCCGGAACCATTTCTTCGCTGTTTCTTTTTCTGTGTCCATACTCGACATGCTCTGCATAGTCAGTGTTGTTGTAGACCTGGATGTAATAGTCACGACCTTTTTTTACGATCTTACCAATCTTCCAGTTTGTCTGTAAGTTGGAAGTATCCACTGGTGTCCTTCCTGTGACCTGTTCATGCAGTTCAGATGCTAGATCAATCACCAGACGCTCAAACTCCCTAGGAAAATCTGTCTGAATTACATCCATCAACTCCTTTTCCCATTCGTCTAAGCCATCAAACATATAGACGCAACCACTCATACAGTCTTACCTAAAGTAACGTGTACCTCGTTGTGTGATAAGTAATAGTCTGTCTGTCCGGCTCTGGCAATGACCTCATGCCCATACTGATTGATCACTAGATAATCATTTTCCAGGATTTCAATTTCTGGTTTAACAAACAACAGATAATCTGTGCTTATCCGGTATTCCGGCTGTTTATATGATAGCTTACCACCTGAGGGGCTGGATAAGGCACATTGTAAATCATCGTAAACCAGCTGGCCATTTATGCCGTCCTGATAAGTCGTTTCGCCGCTTGGCAAATCAACCATCTGCGCACGATACACCTTACAGGTATGCTCGTATGTGGCTGCAAGGATCTCAATTTCATTCATTACGTTTCCTCCGCTGCGGCACCTTCATTTTCCTGTAGTGGATCAAAATATTCTGATAGTCCTTCATAAAATCGACTGTTCGCATATAAGCCTCTTGTTTATTTGTATAGCTAATGCTGGTGTTACCACGAGATACTGATGCAACATCATTATCCAGCTTAACAACACCGTCTGCTCTCAGCATATCCTCCACGATTTGAGCGATGGTATCCTCCAGTTCCACCGGGATATCAGTACGATTACAAAACACTTTTACCTGGCTTAACGCACGTTTTACGTACCTTAAAACGGTTTTTTCGTAATCAGAAGAAAGGTCAAGATTATCCTTGACCTCATTTGTTATCTGTTGGATCTGATCCATCATCATCACCACCTGGTGCAGGATCCTCAGCTGGAGTTTGCGAATCAGTTACTGAATCAGGCTCACTTTTGTCTGGCTTTTCAATTTCTTTTGCTTTAGGTTCCGCTTTACCTTTTTTCCCTGATTTTCTTTTTGATCCACTCTCACTATTGACAGTAGCAGACACTGCTTCATATCCCATACGCTCCAGCTCCGCCGCCTTTGCATCATTTGCTGCATAGCGGACACAGCCCATTTTCTGATATTTTCTCATACTCTTCCTCCTACTTCGCCTGCTTGATATTAGCAAAAATAGCAGGCAAGGAAGAGTTTTTCAGCCATAAGTCATGGTATCTGCGGTAATCGGTAGCCCATGCGTTTGCAGTCTGGTTTGTCTCTGGATCAAAGATACGTACTTTATCCTGTCGTGTGATTGCAATAGGTGCTGTTACCGGAGTGATCAGCCAGTTGATATCCTTAGCAGATGCTGTCGGTTTAAAGCCGCCCATCGTCTGATCTGGTGATGGATTGCTTTCTGCGCAATCAGATGGAGTACGGCCATCGAAAAACTCATACTCAGTTTTCATTCGCCCGGAACTCACTCTGATCAGTGGAATCTGTCCGTCCAAAGCCTTAACTTTCATGCTAACATTACCGGACGTAAATTCTGTTGTTTCCAGCTTTTTGCCTAGCTCTTTTGATAGATCAAACATAGCAGCAACCATCATGGAGATCGTTACTACCAGCGGAGTGTCCTCACCAACAATATCCTGTACTCTTGCAATATCCAGATATAACTGTGTCAATAAAGTGCTTGCATCCGGTGTATAACCATAAGATACACGCTCATTTTTAACGCAATGCTGTGCGATAGCGGAGTATCGGTATGCATCCACCTCCGGAATAACTTTTTCGCGCTGAAATTTGGTCATCAATTTCGACACATCAAGCAGTCCATGCGTTTCATCGTGATCCATAGCATCCACAGTGATGCGGGTGCCTCTGTCCTGCGTCATGGTGACTGTCTGGTACTCCAGTGATACATTAGCATCCGGGTATGCATCCCGTTTTGTACGGTCATAATCGCCAAGCCCTGACATTTCAATAACAGGTATTTTTACCTCTTTACCCCCAACATATCTAACATCATCCTTATTGATATCCATCCACCCGGATGTAAGCCCCTGGATCATTGCATCATCCAGGGATGTCTGTAACTGTGCTACTACTTCAGCTCTCGTTGCCATTTAAAATCCTCCTTTTTTTACAACACTATCAATCTGTTTTAAAATAGTGTCTCCTGTCACGGCATTGCTGCCATTCAGCCCTCTTGGTGTTTCCTGTTTCACCTTTGACAGCAGCACCTCTTTCAAGGCACTCTCAAATACTGTAGTAAGAGTATTAAGCCCTTTTTCCATGTCTGCTGCTTCTTTGTATGTACCATATGGCAAAATGTCTGCGAGGGATGCTGGATAGCCTTTACCTGTGAGCGTGGTGATTGCTGTATCCTTAAACTTGTTTGCCTTCAGTTCGGCTTTCATGTCTTCCAGCTCTTTCTGTAAGCTGTTTTGCTGCTCTTTCGCACGTTCTTCCGGGGAAAGTTTTTTCAAGCGTTCTTCCTCTGCTTTTTCAGCCTCCCACTTTTCACGTTCTTTCTTCAGCATTTCCTCAACATTCAGCTCAGGTGCTTTAGGCTCCGTCTTCGCTGGTTCCGTTTCTTTCGCTTCAGGATCCTTTTCATCAGGTTCCGTCTTGTCTTTCACTCCTGTGAAAAATTCCTTCATTACCTGCATAAAGCCTTTTGTTTCCGGTTCCTGTGGCTCTGTTGCTGTCTCTGTTTTTACTTCTTCAATAACTTCAGTTTCCATTTGTTTTCCTCCTATTTTACATATGTATTCTTCCACTGTTGAAATTTCACATTTTCATGTAGTGGTGTGATACCTTCTCTTTTTTCAAACATATTTATTTTTCGCTTTGCTGTGATATAACATTTACAATTTGGATGGATTGGAGGCAGATTGATGCCTGGTTCTGCATCCTCTATGCGGTAAGGACTGCCTTTCACAGCTGTTTCACAGTCACAGATTTTAACACCTTTCCTTGTCCTGGAACACGTTCCATTCATGTGAAAAATGTATTCTTCGTATCCAAGTTCCCGAAAGCTGTCTAACTGACTTTGCATATGAAAATGTTTTGATTCCGTACGAATCACACGTTCAGCGGCATACCTACCTGACTTAAATTCATCATTTAACACCTTAGCCATTCGTTGCACACCAGCGCCTTTCGCAAAGCCCTCTGCAAGCGTTTTTTTGAGTGTAGCGGTCATTTTGTCCAGGTTATCCCAGATAGCCCTAGAAAACACTTTTGTTGACCACGGATATGTAATGACCTTTTCGATGGCAGCACGATCAAGTTTTGCCAAGTTAAAAGCAAAACCAGTGCCACGCTGCACATCATATGCCGTCCTGTAGTATGTCGTTTCGTACACCTTGCTGATCGCTTTTTTTGTAATATCACACTGCTCCAGAGCAATGTCTGTCATTGCTCTGTCTATATCCGCCTGTAGCTGTTCTTTCAAGCTAATACGTGATTTTGCGGATAAAGCATTCAGCTCCAAAATCAAACTGGAATCTTCCGGCGCATCTTGGATCTGATCCAGGTACTCACGCAATGACATGCGCCACTTTGTATATTCCTTACCGTGCAGAATCTGATTGACCTCCGCATTGCTCAGCTGATTATCAACACCGAACCTTGCGACAATAGCATCAATCTCATTCTGGAGTTGTGTCCTTGCATTCTCGTATGCCCGATAGATTTCTTTCCACGCTTCATCAGTAATCTTCTCACTTTCAGCCAATGCCTTTTTAGGATCCATCATCAGCCTCCAGTACAGGATCTTCCTTCAGATTCCCATAATCTCCTGCACCATATTTCTTCATGTTTTCCTGTTCTTCAGCTTCTCGGCGGGCTAGTTCTTCTTGTGGATCCTCAACGTTTGGCACAAGCTGCATGAGCGTTTTATCAGAAAGAAATCCACGCAGCACAGAGATCATAGAAGCTATCTCTGAAACATTCTGCGGCATATTTCGCCGGAAGGTCATGTTTACAGTCTTATAGTCATAAGAGGCACCCAAAAAGTTAAGCATATTTGTGATCAGCTCAATGCGCCTCTGTAAAGCCCTTTTAAACTTACGCTCCTTAGTGACAACCAGCTGCTCAAAATTCCACATTTTATAACTGATTGCCACACCTGACAGCTGAGCGCCCAGAGATTCATCTGTCATGTTAGGGACAGAACTCCAAAAGTGCATATCTTCCCGCAGCCGTTTCTTGTAGTTTTCAAGTGCTGCATCGTTCACCTCTTTAGTCAACCATCCCATAGAGCCTTGATCCTCCAAAATTACTGTGCCTTTTTCTTTCATGTCTTTGACATCATCCGTGGTCACATCGCCCATGTTGGTAATCGTCAAAATTGCTTGATCATTGTACTCAAAAAAGTTCGCAGTATTACTCTGTGCCAAGTTATAGGCATCCACCAGCGTGATAATACCCTCAAAGTCTCCAATGCGCTCCTGGTTATTTAAAAACTCAACAAACGGCACATCAGACCAGTAATGATCCCGTATATCCATCAGCTCATAGTTGTTGTTATTAACACTACGGAAGTACATACAAAAGTTATCAGTCCAGAACTCCGCATAATATGTGGTTTTATACGTTAACACGTTGTAAGACTTCATGTAACGGACAACAGCAAGCAGATGCTCACATCCTGTCTCATAAATGAATAAAGCAGAATCCGGAGTAACCAAAGAGAAACGGATCCATCCCTGATCATCAACGTACAGCATTTCATAACAATGTCCATCAATAGAGCATTTCTTTTCCAATTCGCTGTTTTCGTCCTGCTCATCATTGTAGTCAAAGATCTGTTGCAAGGTATCCATATACTGCTCGTTTTCACAGGAATATGATACAGGTTTACCCATAAAGTAGCCCGTAGCTGTATCTGTAATATACTTCGGCATATTGTTGACGATCTTATTGTTTGGGATATTCGGATCTCCTGTATGTCTGTTCAAGATTTCATGCTTCCCGGCATAATAGTTTTCCAGATTTTCATACCGCCCGATACTTTGATTGCTCAACTCGATCAGCTTCTTGATATCCCTTTCTGTTAAAGATCTCACTGCCTCTTGCTCCATATAGATTACTGGCATAACACCCCTCCTTTTTCTTACCTTTAAAATCTTATTCCCATAGTTCGGAATCTCTTTGCTTTTTTCTTTGCTATCGTTCTTGCCATTTCCAGTGCGTCAGGGCCATCATCGTGACTACCCATCGGAAACTGCTTCAGCTGCTCCAGAAGCAGCTTGTGCCTAGGGTTGAACTTGATATACTTATTTTTGATATCCGGTTGCATACTTTCAACACGCAGCGTTTTATCTCCGGTTGACTGGATTTCCTCAATAGGTAAATGCAGCCCAGCAGCTGCGGAAGCTTTCGCAATTTCTTCCTTTAAAAACCACTGAAATTGCACAGTTTCACAACCAAATTTCAGGTAACCTCGGCCATATGTCTTACGTAACCATACTTCTTTTTCTAATATGTCCTTTATGATCTTGTCCGGATGTCGGCGCTCAATGTCCGCATCAATCACATACATATAGCCAGTCTTACGGTGTTTAGCAAGAGTGATAATGGCTGAGTAGTCAGATTTTTTACTTTTACCCAGCGATGGATCCACAGCACCATATAAATCAAAATCCCGACTGCTGAAGTCAAGCTCATGCTCATTGTAGTAATCAAACCACTCCTCATTAAATAGACAGTCATCCGGATTGATAGGCTCGTTTTGCAACTCACTATTAAAGGACGCATCCCCATCTGTGATCTTAATGACCATCAGATCATAATAGCTGTTTTTCTCCTTCCATAGCACTTCTGTACCCTCAAGCATTTCCGCTTCATGCTCCTTATAAAAAACAAGTGCATCTGCTTCATGCTGATCATTGTCCAGATCAGTGTATATCTTTTCCCACTCTTCCCATAGTGGAGAGGATGACCAGGACAGCACAGCTTTGTATTTTATTGCTCTATAACTAGGATTCTTAAGTGTGTTTGCGAGTAGAGAATCATAATGCAGCAGTGTACCGATATAGATAATATCTGTGTAGCTGTCTCCAGCTCTGGACACTGCTTTTTTAAACCAGTTTGATAGTTTGTTACGCTGCTCAATGGTTCTTACATTTTCGTCGTTTTCGATATCATCTAGGACAATCAGATCAGGACGCCAGTTTTTGTGCTTACGACCACGGATTTTTTTACCTGATCCGATGGCTTCGATTTTGATATTACTTTTAGTAAGTAGCACATTGCTTTTCCAAACTCTGCCCTCTAAATGACCAAAATCTTCAATAATCATTTCATTTTCTTCCAGCTCGGAACGTATGGAATCAAGAAAACCCTCCGCCTGATCAGAGGAATCGGAAAGGATGATCGGATAATGTTTATACTCATAAAGTACGGAGTGGAGTGTCCCTTTAAATGTCAGCGTTGTAGACTTTGCATGACCACGGGGAGCTGCCACCACTCTTCTGGATCCATCCATACGGGAGATCTTTCGCTTTTCCTTCAGTGGGTTCTTGTTCTTCAGCACACCGTCAGACCAGATTTTATCCAGGTCACGATGAAATTCCGGGGATGATCTCACAAAGTAGTGAGGGAAGTATGCTCGGCCGAAAAACTCCAGATCAATAGCAGCAAGCCTCTTCCGGATTCCATTTTCTCCAGTAAGAGAACAGCTTTGTTCATATTCAGTTCTTAAACGTTTCCGCTCTTCATCATCGTTTAAATACAAAAAGTCTTGTAAAAGGGCATTTAAATGTTTAAATGCCTCCTTACTATCACGATCCACTTCACTGTCAAATCGTTGCCGTTCTGTTTCCTGTATGGCATCCTTAAGCGATGCCAGGCTATCCTTTTTCTTTCTTTTCAAATACCGCACCTTCTTTTCAATAAAAAAAGCCATTTTTAGGCTTTCTGAGCGTTGTTTTGTTTTAGGCACACTTACACTCGGATTTTTTTCTTAAATCAAATTTAAATGGCTTTCTGTAAGATTTAAACGGTATCTGAGTGTAACCTAAAGGTGAACCTCCAGCGGATATGCTTCGCCACCTTGGTGGCACGCACACCTAGCTGTTTTTATGTATCCGCTGGAGCTGCATGAGGGGACGAATCAACCACACCTGTTTCACCAGTTTCATTTTCATTGTAATTTGCATACAGTGTGATATCCTTTACCTCTCCACAGATCGGTATGGACACTGTAACTGTCTTTTGTCTTTTCTTAAATGATTTCACATAATGCTTAAACATTTTGAGTACACCGGACGATATTTCATACTTACCATCTACCACGCTGATTTCTGCCGGCTCGATTGCTTTTCCTTCATTGCCAAGCAACCGGATCCACTCAGCTTCCAAGTAGGTGAGGGTAGACGGTGCTTTCTTGTCTCCCAGCCACCGAATCACACCGGGGATGTTTGCGACCTTATACCATGTCTTAGCATTAAAATCGCACTCCAAGAATACATAAGAATCAAATATCACAGCTTCCTTCTCATTCCATGTTCCGCTTGACCTAATGATTTTAGTCATTGTAGGCACAAGTGCATGGAGGTGCAGCTTGTTAAGGGTTGCCGCAATCTCTAACTCTTTCCCAGTCATTACATACAGTACATACCATTTCATATGCTGCACCATCCTTCCTTTTCGGCTGCGTCTTATAATACGATTACCCAATCCTCAGCCAGCAGATCCGTTTGTGATGCAACCCAAGGCACACGATCCTTCGGAGCAAGGTCACTGTCAGTCACCAGTTCCATCGTATCTATGTAGATATATGGATGTGTCATTTTACTGTTAGCGTCCGGCTTTTGCAAAACGATGAAGATACCTTTACCGTTCCAGCCTTCCCGGGCAACTGCACACCCTTGTTTTAACAGCTCCAGAGCACTGGAGAAGCTCAACCCCATGTATTCCTTATACTTATCCCTAAATTCCTCATAGGACATCCAGCAAGACAGTCCAGCATCATTTTCAATCTTATATCCTTTCGTAGTCTTTGGAAGATCGTAAGGTACTGACCAGCCTCTTGATTCAAAATACTTTCCCAATGTCATAGGGACGATCCTCATTTTCTCAATATCAAACATATACATCCTCCTATCCTTGTTTCTTTTGATTCAAATACTTTGCCACAGCTGCATACAGTTCCGGATTTTCCTTAGCCATCGCCGCAAAGATATCACTCTTCATTTCATCCACTGCGCTGTCCAGCACTTCCTGATTTTTAATGTCAATCTGCTTTTTATAAGCTGCGGCTCTAATGAGTGAGGTTGATTCCTTTAAAACCTTATCCAGCTTTACACGCTCCCAGTCTGCCTCATCCGTATTTGCGATTCGTTGAAACAGGTTACTGGAGGTTAATCGGATGATTGCTTCCGTCGTATCCAAATCCGGATACTTCTCCATTTCCTCCATCATTTTCCTAAAGTTTTCTTGTGCAATGTTCAATTCTTTCACACTTGCGTTTAAGTTCTGTGCGTGCCGACAAACAGCAGCTGCGGAAATCGGCACATCATTCTCTGCCAGATACTCGACTACCTCCCGATATGTGCTGCCACTCAGAAGCATCGTTTCAACTGTGTCCTTCAGCATTGGATCAAGTCCATCAATCTTGCTGTGCTTCCTGTTTGCCATAAGCTAGCCCGTTACCATATCATCAATGATATTACCTTTCAAAAGGCGAGTACCTTTGCTAGAGAGATTAGCTTCTAACTCTGAGTAATCATCACAATCTGCCAAATCCTCATATTTGTGTGCTGCGGTGTTACGTATATTGATATATTTTTCCTGAACAAGAAAGTTCACTGAATAGATATAATCCTTATACGTACCTCTATCATCATTTTTTAAAACATCGTAAATGGAATCCAGCTTATGATAGGAAGGACTTAGGATGTTGATAATGCCAAGGATTTTCCAATTCCTCTTCTTAAACTCCTGTACTTCCATCTGGTCAATCACATTCTGCATTACTATCTACCTCCTAAATATTTCATTATCAGTTCATTGGTTTTTTCCTGGTGACTTTCAAATCTTTGATCCAGTTTGCTGATTTCTCTGATAAAATCATCCTTACGTAGCATAGCATCTTTCATCTCTTTAATATCTTTTCTCACTTCATCATAATCTTTTTCGTGTTTGGAGATCGGTGTATAGTTCTCACGAATTTTCATGATTTCATCATCCTGCTTCTCCTGATCTCTCTCATACTCTTTCTTTGATACGTAATTTTCTTTAATGTCACTTAAAGATTCTTCAATTTTTGCTGTACGATTCATTGTGCTTTTCAGGAAATAGCTTATGATACCTGAAATAGAGCTAATGACCAGCGTCACGATTTTATCCAACACTTTAAGACCTCCATCCCTCGTTGTTGGCATAATCATATCAGCTTTAAAGTACAAAAAAAAATGAAGCCCTTCACTGAAAGGCTTCACAATTTAATTTCTAAATGATATCCGCAAAAGTAAGCTGCCCCTCTACTGGAGCATTCTTTTTTTCTTCGGTTACGTCTTTTACTATACTTCTTATCTGACGTTCTGTCAAATTATACCGCAATGCTAAAGTCCTGAAATTGTACCCATTGAAGTCTTCAATAATCTGCTCATTTCGCTTTAGTATTTTGATATTGTCTGCTTTAGGGATATAGACAGATGTTCCTCCATAAAATCTCACCAGATCCTTGTATTTTGACAATCCTAGAAGTTCTGCAAGTGACCTTTGCTCTTCATTCAGATCCTCCATAGTAATTTCATCTAGTACATCATTCATTAGCTCATCCTCTTCCTTTCAGCGTTGTCGATGTAATGCTTTAATATTTCGATCAACTTGTTACCGTCCGCATTGTCAAGATGAGTGAAGAGCCTTTTCGGTGTGGATCGGACACCGAATTGTCTTGTGATGATACCCGCAAGTCGCTCACCGATAGGGGCAGGATTGACAACCAGATCACAGTCCTTCAGCTCATACATGAGCGCCCAGATTTTTTTCTGCTGTCCCTTACTTACATTATCGGTTTTATCCAGGGATGTCTGCTGTCGCACCAGATAATCTATAAGCTTGTTTGCATCATCATATGTCAGCTTTGTCACTGACTGCTTTCCTGTCATGTCCTCCATGATAAGGTGCAGGATGTCTGTTTCCTCAGTTTTTGCCGTATATCCCAGTGCATTTGCGATTGCATAGATTTTTCTTTTTTGCCATGATTCGATAGCTTTCATCCCCGGTTCCTCCTTTACTCTTTTTCTACCGTTACCTTGATTCCTTCATCAACGATTACTGAGGCTTTCACTTTTTCAACTGCTTCCTCAAACGTCCCAGCAAACTTGGCAGCTTCCAGAATCTGCTTGATCGTCTTATACGCATAAACTTCTTCAACAAGGTATGCATAATCATTTGCACTTTCTGGATCCAGCCCAGTAACCTTCATAATCGTCTTTTTGTCTGAACGGTATTTCCCTTTCAATTTTTTCAGCAGTAGCTGCTGCTCCTTTGCATCGCTTGTAATCTTACCAATTACAGCTGTTAGATCATCCTCTATATACTTGCCTTGCACCATAGCTGTCAAAAATGACTTACATTCAGCATTCAGCGTTGCCTTGGATTCCTCTTTGACAAAATCGCTATATGCAGTACCAAGCAGATTCCTCAGCACACTCATTGCGATCGGCTTCACTGTTTCGGAGTTTTGGACAACGACCTTCGCATTACCTTCACCCCAATATTCGATTGTTTTTTCCTTGCTGTCCTTAAGGTCAGCTTCAGCCTGTTTTTCAAAAGCGGCCTTGAGTTGATCCATTTCTGCTTTGACCTTTTCCTGCTGGATGGTCAATGCTGCTAAACGGTCAACATTCTGCTTCAGCTCAGCTATTTCCATTATCACTAGCCTCCTTTGCTTTCTGTAGACAATCCTGACAGATCTCCAGACCTGCATAGGTTACAACATAATCAGCAGTTCCACAGCATACACAAGTCGGTATGTGTTTGCGGATGATCAGCTCCTCATTCGTTGTTTCCAACTCCACAGCTGCACCCTTGGGTATATTCAGCTGTTCACGGATCAGCGTCGGTATTGTGACACTCCCAGCCTTTGTGACTTTCTTCTGTAATAACATTCCTGTTCTCCTTTCTTACCTCACTCTGCATTTCCAGGGCTTGTGACCTGCATCGGCTGCATTAAGGCAAGCAAGGTCATTCCTCGCTCATATCCTTATACTCTTGCTCGCTGATTGGTTCAAACACTGTTGCAGTACCCATATCACAGAAGATTTCCTTCATTTCTTCATTTGTCACTAGTTCACTGGTTTCCACAAGACAATCGTCCTGAAAAATGTCACTATTCCTTACAATGAACCATCTTGACTTTACGTTGTGATCTACCATAATTATCCTCCTTTATTTACCTTTTGTAGTTTTAAGTTATTTCCAATTTATGGGAATTAGTTATATCCTTCCACCGGAACACTAGCTGACAGTACGTATATCGTTTGCTGTGCACGGTCTAACTGCTTGCACATATGCTTGATACATTTGAGCAGATCCGTTGCGCTGATCGGCTCTCTGGCACCGAGATAATCAATCTGCTCTGCAAAGAGTGGCTCCGTGTTATATGCTTGCTTCAAGATCCTATCAGCTGTCACCACTTTCATCAGTTCCTGCTTAGTCATGCCGCACCTCCAGTATATACACTTCACTGGTGTGCGTTCCCAACTGTGCTGACACCGATTCACTCTCACATAAAATATCAATAAGATTACCTTTATACGCTCCAGTATCCTGTGCCTCGTACACTTCACCATCAATCTTTACTGTTGATCCATAAGGTATCACCTCGGGATCCACACCGATGGTTTTACCGACCTCCGGTGTTTTGCCTGTTGCAGTAGTTGAGGTGATATCTAACCCATAGTAGGTTATTTTGAAATCACCAACGGACACCCAACGTTCCTGAGGCTTCTCTTGTTCTGCTTGCAGCTCCTGCTGGATCTCCAGTTTTCGTTCTTCGATTTCAAAATTAAGCTTAGCGATATCTGTTTCCAGATTCTTGATTGTATGCTGTTGTTTTTCTGCTGTAGCATATAACTCTGTTTTATTTGATTCCATAGCGCCTATGATCAGTAAGCACACAGCATCAATAATGGCTAGAGTTGTTATCCATTTCTTTTTCATGATTTCCTCCATTTAAACTTGATTTAAATGTCGTACGTAGAATCGATTCATGTTTAACATTTCCACCGCTCTGCATTTTCATGGGCTTGCGACCATCCTCGGCTGCATTAGTGGGGCAGCGTTTCGCTACCTCATAAACGTAATAATTTGATTATGCTATTCTTCAGCTTTTCTTTAATCAGTTGATATAATGATGGTTCGTAATTAAATCCAAAACACCAATTTACACAATACTTTTTATCCTTACAAGTCTTACACTTCATGATATCCTCCTACAGTTTCCATACTTCATCACATATCTTGTGTAATTCCCAATATGAGAAGCACGACCTATTCTGTTTCTGTAATTCTTTTTTAATTTCAATAACACATTTTTTGAGTTTCAGTATTCCTATATCCTCACTCGTGATACCTCCATACTCACCTGTTCTTGTCATCATAGCCAGAACTTCTAAAATCAAAGTGATATCTGTAATACACCCGCTTTCTAATTCCTCCCATTCTTTGCATACCTCTTTCGCAAACTTCTTACGATTAAGTCTGGGCTTATCTGGTGGTAGCACCCCCTCTGCCTGCAACCTCTTTTTAGCCTTCGCTAGTTCTTTCCTCTCTTTCTTGGTCAAATTCATGCTCCTTTCGGCAGTGCATCCATATCAGCAAAAGAATACCGGATATTACTGCAATGTTCCTTATGCATCTGTTGTATGATCAGAAATGCCATTCTCTGACTGTAAGCAGTGATTTCAACTACTTCGCCTTCAAGGTCACCATAAATCTTCACTTCTTTCATTAAGTTCATCCTCCCATCTTCTTACCATGATGTATAGATTGATCAGCAAGTACACGATATTGACTACCAGTAAGACTACATCAAGCTTACTGATCATAAGACACCGATTCCCATTTCTGTAGCCATCCCATACAATCCACGGAAGCTGACATCATCGTTATTGACTGCATTGTTATAAACGTTCACTGCACCACGTAAACCCCACTTTGATTTAGTTATCGTATAAAGAAACTCGATTTCTTTTTTCATGTGATGTTCCCTCAGATATTCAAATGTCATTTCAATATCAGACATTTTTAAATTGCTTGTCTGATATGCTTTGTGCATCTTGATACGGCTGAACAGCTGAGCAAAGGATGCGCTCTTTCGTCCGAGCATCTTGTTGTAAATCTCTGTGTTACCAATCAGCACGATACTGCATCCTGGCACACCCAGCAGATCATCCGGATCACTGATAGTTCGAATCTCTTCCAGTGCCATCATTTTAAGATGCTGTGCTTCATCCAGTATCAGCGTCTTATCACTGTCTATAAGAGCCTTTTTAATGTGATTGCTTGTTATGTATCGGTTACTGGATTCTGACACCCCCAGCGCACTAGCAATGATCTTCAGCGTATTTCCGAGTCCTCCTGTACTTGGGGCACACTGGATGTATACTGTGCTTTCTGGATTATCTATAGCATACTTCTCGGCAGCTTTGGTCTTACCGATACCAGCATCCCCATGCAAAATGATCATGCCTTTCTCCATCTGACAGTATCTGATGCGTTTGTAGATATCTTCTGATACCGATGTCGGCACATAGCCGTTTTTAATTGGCTTGTACACCTGCTTGCGGTCATTGCTCTGCATAGCCTCTTCCTGTCGATTCAGCCATGCAAGGATTTTCTTTTCGACATTCTTGATATTACCGCCATCATAATTACTGTTTCTGTATTGAGATAATGCAGTAGGGCTTATCCCAATCTGAGGAGCAGCCTTTGCCTGACTGGTATTGCTCTCCTTCAAAAATCTCTCTAATCTTGCCTGTAATTCTCTGCTATACATTGTCATGTCCTCCCTTATGTTCTTCCGCATTCTTTAACATGCGATCTATGTTGCTGACTTCAACTTTATGGAATAGTGGTACTTCCTTCGCACGCTGTAATTCGATATCGTATTGTGGCACTTCCAACTCTGTCTCCAGATTCTGCTTTGCTTGTGTCAATGTAATCTCCAGCGCTGTCTTATTACTAATTTCACTGTTGATCATTGCTTTCATACGTTCCTTCTCCAGCTTTTTACCTTTTCTGGTTTCAGCCATTGCTCGCTTGACATCCTCAACGTTGGCACCATATTCAAGTATCGTTGCGTTATCTGTCGGAACGCTCATGATGTATCTGTCTTTCAGGTCATACACTCGAACCTCTTTCAGATCTTCAGGATCATATCGAAGATATACTTCATTACCGAAACAGTTCTGAAGGAACTCATGATTCCAGAAGTCGATAGTTGCGCCGTACAAACTCAGATGCACACCTCTTCTACCGACTTTCTGTGATCTGGTGGATCTCATCAGCATCAGGTTCAGATCTTCCGTAGATGCAACACGCTTCGTTGTTTCTGCCATGTGTTCATGATATGCCTGTATCTTTGTTTTGCCCCGGTCTTCAGCAATCGGGCCATTATAAATCTGATAATTAAAATAACCTTCAATCAGCTCCTTGACCTGTGTCTTGAATGTATCATCCAGTACAGCCTTGCCTTTCTTTAAAATGAATTTCAGCTGTTCCGGCTTCTCCGCAACACTGCCTCCTGTATAACTCTCAAACAGTTTCGATAGACCGTTCTTTATGTCCAAAAATCTTCGCTCAATGATTTTTGCCTTTGCGTTTCTCACAAGCGCATTGGTCATTTTAATGCCTAGTCTGTCAAAGATCGGTGGAGGATCGAAGCGCTGATCCTTCCTTTTCTTACGATGCCCCAGCCCGCCAAAATCAAAGGTCAGGAACTCTCGCCCGTTATCCAGATAAACCTCTTTCGGAATACCGTACTTCATGATGCCATTCCGTAATGCTAGGATGGAAGCCTGAGAGCTTGGTGCATCGGTGATATATATACCAGTGAATATTCCTGTTCTGGCATCCAGAAATGCCGTCAAGTAAAGTCTGAATGTTTCACCGTTTTCGTTTTGCAGCATTACATCAAATGTGTGGTTGTCGGCAATCCATACATCGTTAGGTAACAGGTTATCATAAACCCTCTTTATGTATGGTGCGCAGCGATCATCATATGCTTTTTCACCATAGCGACCTAACACCATAGTACCCTGAGGAATATCCTGATTAACGTGTCTTGTGAATGTGCAGTAAGTTGGGATATCATCAGCTAACTCCGGATGCTCCTGTTCGATCCATTTCACTGTATATTCATAACACTTCCTTACGGATGGTAAGCGCTGATCTAAATAGAAACTCAGAAATGTTTCCCACACCTCTTCATCAATCTTGGTATTGCCTTTCTTCGATTTCCCTCGCTTATCCAGCAGACCGTCATAGTCGTTGCTTTTATAAGCATTATATTTTCTGCGTAGTATCTGGTCAGAGAATTTCATTTCCGGATATTCAAGAGTAAGCATGGCAGCATAATTCTTATCAAATTCGCCTTTAGGCAGATAAAGCTGCTGCGTTCTGGCAACACTCCAGTCTCTCAGTATTTTTATCCAGCAGGCTATCTCATCCCGTTCGTCAGCGCTATACTCATCCAGATTCCTTTTAAGCTGACCGATCGTGATTTCTTTTTTCACGCAATGCTTCATATAGTATTGCTCCTGTATCTCGGTCGGCAAGTCTTCCAGCAAAACCAGATATTTCGGACGATTCTTTTCATTCATTGTCCTCTTGGCTTTTAGCTGACCATTCCTGATCAGCCGCTTGACACTTGCCTCAGAGCAGCCTTTTAACTCGGCTATCTCTCTAGCATTAAGCATTGTCATAATGTACCTCCCAATCCAGCCTATCTCATCAGTTGCAGTAGGCTATCCCTGCAAGACCGCCAGTATGGCGGTTTCGATATTCATTTTTATTTCTTCGATTTCCTTCGCTTATTCAGTAAGACGTCATAGTTCTTACTTTTATAAGCATTATATTTTCTGCGCAATATGTGTTCAGAGAATTTCATTTCAGGATATACAAGAGTAAGCATAGCAGCATAACTTTTATCAAATTCGGCTTTAGGTAGATAAAACTGCTGCGTCCTGGCAACACTCCAGTCTCTCAGTATTTTGATCCAGAAGGTTATCTCTTCCCGTTCGTCAGCGCTATACTCTTTCATTTCCGTACTCTTTCATTTCGTTTATCTTTACAGCCAATTTCAGCAGTTCGGCTTTTACATCCTCATTCGCCTTACCACTCAGATCATATATATCAGATAGTCTTTCAGCACACATGATTTCTTTATGTACAAGGTTATAGAGCAAATCCAATTCTGTTCTGTCAAATTGGTTATTGTTTGAGTGCTTCTCTAATTTTGGCATTCTTTCATCTGTCTCACCACGGAGATAAGCGCCTGATACTTGAAAGAAATTTTCAAGTTTTACCATTGCTTTTGAGTTTGGTTCACGACATCCATTTTCATAATTCACAATAGAGATATAGTTAATATCACTTTTTTCACTCATTTGCCTTTGTGTTATACCACGCTCTTTTCTCAGAAGTTTTATTCTTTTTGATATCTCTTGATTAACAGATTTTTTGTATTTATTTACTTGCTTAGCTTCAGGAATAGTTCTTTCATCAGTTTCGCCACGAAGATATTTTCCAGAAACCTGAAAGTAATCTTCAAGTGCTGCCATAGCTTTTGAGTTTGGCTCTCTAAAACCTATTTCATAATTAGCTATAGCTTTGTATCCTAAGCCTGTTACTTCTGATAACTGTTTTTGTGTCAATCCCTTTTCTTTTCTAAGTTCTTTTATTCTGTTTGCAATCATTTTTCTGCATCTCCTTTAAAATTGACATTTAAGAATAGATCTTCTACTTTACAGTTCATAGCGGAAGCAACTGCTTTAGCTCTGATTGGATATGTGAACTTAGAATCACCTGATTCAAGTCTGCTGATCGCATTACTTGGTAAACCACACATTTTACATAATTGCCTTTGAGAAAGGTTCATTTCAATTCTCCTTTTTTTTAATTCTTTTCTGTTTGGGACAAGCATCGTTGCACCTCCTAACTGCTACCATTGTAGCATTTCGATGTTTTTATGTCAACACAATATGAGCATTATACACCTTTATCATTGATACATATGTAGCATTGTGTTATGATTTCCATATATATAGAGGTGGTTGAAATGACTTTTAAAGATAGATTAAGACAATTACGAATTTCTGAGAAACTAACACAAAATGAACTTGCTAAAAAAGTAGAAATACCTTATAGTACATTACGCAGTTATGAAGCTGGATCTCGTGCGCCAAGTTTAGAAAATTTTATTAAAATACAAAAATTTTTTAATGTGAGTGCTGAGTATTTACGTGATGAAGATAATAATACTAATATCGGTAATGAGAATGATCCACTCATACTCAACTTAGTCCTTGGCAAAGTGAATAGAGTAATGAAGCATTATCAAGCTGATCTCTTAAAATCAGATAACGATCGGCAGCAAACTGCAAATTTTCTACTTGATTCCTGGGTGAATATTATAATTAGATCTGTCTTACAAAACGATGATCTGGAGGATCCACACTTTTACATGAAAGTGTCTGAATCACTTAATTCTTTAAATTCAGATGGATTCCTAGAAGTATGTAAACGGGTCAATGAATTATCACGCTTGGATGAATATAAAAGCACTCAAAAATAGGTGAAAAAAGATCTGTTTTTAATCGTTCACCTTAAAACCCTTAAACAACAAAAAAGTGCCCATTTTCAGGGCACTTTTTACGTGAACGATTAAATGAACGATTAAAATTGAAAAACTCAGTCTATTTCTTGATAGACAGTTATGGAATATTTAAATTCTAAACACCTATGCTAAAACCGTTTAAATCATGATAAATAAAGGCTTTTCTGCGTTTTCTTAAATATTTTCTAAATGCTATTTAAACGGTTTTCGGTGCCGGATGAAGGCAAAAATTTAAAAAGGGAAATTTCATCATTTTTTGTGGAAAAGTGAGAAAATCATGTTGCAATAGGATTTCGCAAAATTTCGCTTATTTTTCGGTATATTACATTAAATTCTCCCTTAATTAAAGGTTTTTACGGGTTATTACGGGTTATTTCGCTCAAAAGTCCTTTAATCGTTCACTTTATCATTTATTATGAAATATCACAGCAAAGATCATAGGATGCTGCATTATCTTTACAGCACTGATCATCATGAGCAGGGAACAGCATACAGCGGCTTCTTCTTAAGTTTTCTTAAAATTCACCCAATTTTGCATGATGATATGGGAATCGGTAAAAACTATGATATAATGAAAACAGAAAACAGCTTATTTATGAAGGAGTCCCATGGAACCATTGAACCTTGCCAGTATAGCAGAAATCGGCGGTAAATACACGTCGCAGCGAAGTGAAATCATTTCCTATATACTTATCGCCCTGTGTGCAGTTGCTTTTGTATATCTGATCATACATCAGATACGCTCACACAAATAAATCACTTTGATACTCACAGCGCATTCTCCATATGTGAATGCGCTTTTTATATTGTTTGGAAACAGTACACTGCACTTCCGGCTACGTACATGCCTGCAAAAAAAGCAGTGATTGGATATTTCCGGTTCTTTCTTACTTTAGGGTGTTTGCAAAAGGAAGACTTCAACTTCTATTGTAACTACAATAGTACTGAAGTCTCCCTATGTTAAGTTTACCCACAATCGAGAAAGAACCATATTTCCTTCCTCACTGCTTTTTCATCCATTATGCGTTTACAGCTTCTAAACCTGAATCTGAACGTGATACTTTTTCAGCCAGTAATTCACCTGCAGCAGATATGCAATGGTCTGCGGTGTATTCATAAGCTGTCCATACCATGGAATCGAGCGATCCTCACGCAGCAGCTCCTGCAGCTTTTCTCTTTTTACGAGTTGCAGCAGAGGCTCATTTCCCTGTGCAAGAAGCTCCTGCATCTGTCTGCTGACAAGCTCACGGTATTTCGGATGCCAGGTCTTCGGATACGGGCTTTTTTTCCGCCAGAGCACCTCATCCGGAAGCAGACCCTTGACTGCTTCCCGCAGCAATCCCTTTTCATAGCCCTGATAATCCTTGAATTCCCATGGAACGCTATACAGATATTCCGCAATACGCATGTCACAGAAGGGTACCCGTACCTCCAGGGAATTGTACATGGACATACGGTCTTTGCGATCCAGCAGCGTCTGCATGAACCATTTCATATTCAGATTCACCATTTCACGAAGGCGCCTTTCTTCCTTTGTGCGATTGCACAGGATATCACTTTGCTTCAGTGTCTCCTGATAGCGCTGATCGACATAGGTGACTGCGTTGATTTGCTCCGCAAGCTCCTCGTTCAGAAAGCCCATGCGGTATTTTGTGGATTGTGCCCATGGAAAGCCATAGGTGGCGCGAATCTTCGGATCGCGGTACCACGGATAACCGCCGAATATCTCATCCGCACACTCTCCGGACAAGGCAACCGTACAGTATTTGCGTATTTCCTTACAGAACAGCAGTAAGGAGCTGTCCACATCTGCCATACCGGGTAAATCTCTGGCATCCACTGCCGTATACAATGCGTCAACCAAATCCTCTGTTTTCAGAACAATATCGTGGTGATCACTTTGCAGAAAGCTCTGCATAACCTCAATATAATGCTGATCGGAATTAGGCTGAAATTTTGTTGAGTGGAAGTATTTCTCATTATCCTCATAGTTTACCGAAAAGGTGTGCAGTGTTTTTCCCTGCTTTTTGAATTCCCTAGCTGCCACTGCAGATATGATACTGGAATCCAGCCCCCCTGAGAGAAACGTTGCGACATCCACATCGGCGATCAGCTGCCGCCGTATGGAATCTGTCACAAGATCATGCACCGTCTGTACCGTAGTCGCAAAATCATCCGGATGCTCTCTATCCTGTAAGTGGAAATAGGTTGTCAGCCGCATCCCCTTGTGGTCATACCATGCATACTGTCCCGGCTTAAGCTCCCGTATATTATGAAATACACCATAGCCCGGTGTTCTGCCCGGACCCAGCAGCATGATTTCCGCAATGCCGTCCGCATGCAGAATCGCAGGGATTTGCGGATGCGCCAGCAGTGCCTTCATTTCCGAAGCAAACAGCATCGCCCCTTCCTGCAGTGTATAAAACAGCGGCTTTACTCCCATACGATCTCTTGCCATAAACAATCTGTGTGCTTTTTTATCCCATACGGCAAAGGCGAAGATGCCGTTCAGCCTTTCCACCACGGTTTCCTTCCACTCTATAAAGGCCTGTAACAGCACCTCCGTATCGCTGGTTTCCTGAAATGCATATCCTTTTTTCTGCAATTCTCTGCGCAGCTCCTCCGTATTATACAGCTCCCCGTTATAAACCATTACGTAGCGGGGGTCGCTTTTCAGCTGCATAGGCTGTTTTCCATGCTGCAAGTCCATAACACTCAGTCGTGCATGCAGCAGAGTAACCGCCTCATCCGTATATATATTCTGCTGATCAGGTCCTCGTCGTTTCATCGTATCCAGCATTTCTTCCACCGCCTGCTGATTTCGATACTTCATCCGGTGTTCCCCGTCTACGATTCCTGCAATACCACACAT